CTAATTTGCCTTAATTAAAACACTCTCCATGATGTTAGCCGCTTCCTCATTTTTGCTGCGGAAAAAGTAAGCATAGATATTTAATGTGGTGGTCGCATTGGAATGCCCCAGAACCCCGGCAACGGAGCGCGGGTCCATATTATTAGCAATCAATATGGATGCGGCAGTATGCCGTAAATCGTGTGGGGTTGTATCCGGGGGAATCATGTGGCTGCAATCCTCTGCCACATATTTGTTATACAGTTCTATAATTCGTTTAAACTGATGGTATGGGCTTGAAGGGTGCATTTGAATCCCGTTTTCTTGTGTGAAGATAAAATTCTTATCAAATTCTTTCCCGTGGTATCCCTGCCAATATGTGCCGCGCTCCATGCTTTGGCGCATTTGTTCCGCTTTCCATAATTTCAATATGCCCGTGACGACAGGCGGTATAACAGGAGTGCGTGATTTATTTGTTTTGGTCTTTTTCTGTATTATCTTTCCATCCACATAAGCTGTAGAGTTTTCAATATTCACGGTTCCGGTATCTAAATCTATATCATTCCATGTAAAAGCTATATTCTCACCACGTCTATCGCCAATGAACAGGGCCAGATAAAAGTAAGCCCGCCATTTTAAGGAGAGTTTCCAGGACGTTTGATATTCTTTGATTGAATATACTTCCCCCGCTTTATTCTTGCGTTTACGACCGCCATATTTTATCGTCATAGGGTTGTCTAAGGCCCACAGGAACGCTTGCGTTTGCTCTATGGTAAGATATTTCACCTTATACTCTTTCTTTGGCCTGTGTCCCTTGCTTTGCTTTCCAGCATAGATTAAAGGGTTTATGGTGAGCAATCCCTCACCAACGGCATAAGACAATAAGCTGCTGACAATGGCGCAATCTCTTGTTATGGTGCTTTCAGATAAGCCGCCAGGTTTTCCGTCAATCCTGGCCCCGTCCTGCCTTAAGTCCTTGCTGTAATCCTTAAGGTTTTTAGGGATGATGCTGCATATTTTCAAATGCCCCAGGCGTGGGACAATGCGCAATTTCAAACAGTTTTTATAGCTGGCCCAGGTAGTGATGGACATAATATCATCATCCGGGTTTCCAGTAGGTTCATTGTCTTTTAAAAATAACTCAGATAGTTCCTCCAAAGTCATGCGCCGGCCTTTAACATTTTGGCCTGATTTTACATCACGCTCAAAGTCCATTACAAATTGCTCCAGGGCCTTTTTCTCCTGTTTTGGGGTTATTCCTGGTTCTGGTGTGAATGTGTCCGTTTCAAGAATTTGGGTCCCATCGGCTCTGCGCCCATTGCTAACCGTGACTTGATAAGAGTTACCGCGCTTTCTTACACTTGCCATAATATCCTTCCTTTCATTCAGCCGGGCGGGCATGAATGGACAGATGGATTCGGTTTAGTCTTGCGGTACACTAAATTGTTGATTTATTAGCATATCTCCATTTTCAAAGAACTGAGATAATAGTTTATCAGTATCATCAAAAATTGCATTAATAAATCCATACATGATATAGCAACTGACTTTAACACTTTTTTCATCTTTTGAAATTAGATAATAGGTATTATTTCGTTTTTCGCAAGTTTCACAAATACCTTCACCGTGTGTACAAGTAGTCAATACTTCCCCATCAATCAAAAATCCTTTTTTCTCTTCATCATAGGGCCACAAATCACGTATTTCTAAACATCCGTAAAATTCGACAACATAACCCATTAAACGAAGAAGTTCAAAAAATAATTTGAACTTTGCTTCCTCGGTTGATTTATAGGCTTCGTATTCAACAAATCCCAATCCGTTTAAACTATTAGGTTCAATACTTTTGAGTTGACCAATAGGGACTTGTAGAGCATTAGCAATTTTTTGTAATGATTCCAATTTTGGTTGTCTATCACCTGATTCATATTTCTGCAAGGTAAAAACGGAAATTCCTGCTTTTTGCGCCAACTTTTCTTGCGTTAACTTTGCTTTTTTTCTGGCATCTTTTATTTGTTTTCCAGTATTCATGACATTACCTCCAACCTAACCTAACTATATCATAAAACAATACATAAATACAAGTACAAATGTACAAGTTTATGCTTGCGTTTTGAAAAAAGATATGATATACTAAATATAGTACAAATGTGCAAGTACATAAAGACTTGTACGTTTGTATGGATGATGGGAGGTGAAATATAATGAAAGCAGACAGAGAAAAAATAAGTCTTATAATGGCCCGTACATGTACGGGCATGGCTTCTTTAACACAAAAAGCAAATATGCCTCGTTCTACTGTAAATAAGGTTATAGCTGGAAAAAGTGTTAGGCCAGAAACTATAGGAAAAATTGCTAAGGCATTGCAAGTAGATATAAGCGAAATATTAGGTGATTAATATAATGCCGGGCGGGCATGAATGGACAAAGGGACTATGTAGTAGAGTTGTAGGAAAGGAGCAAGCTTAGATTTATGACGAAAATGGAAATGGTTTCCAGATATACGGACTTAGCGCGGCAGCGTTCAGAACTTTTCTTGAAATCTGATTCCTGTTGGAATGCGGATATAGAACGGCAGGAAAAGGCTATTCTTAATGAGATGGCGGCATTAGAAGCGGCGATTAAACTTCCAGTACAGGAGGAACAGGCCATTCCAGAAATGCTTACCATCCGTAAGGCAGCAGAGAGGACCGGGTTATCTTATGATTGCATAAGAAAATTATGCCTCCAGAAGAAAATAACGTTTGTTATGGTTGGGACGAAATATTTAGTCAATTTTGGCAAACTGGTTGATTTTCTGAATGGACAGGGGGCTAATGCATGAGGGCTAAAGAATGGCGGTGATTAAACTTGAATGGCTGGGTGAGCTTACATAGAAAAATGTTAGATAATCCTGTAGTATGTAAGGATTCGGATTATATGGCTATTTGGATTTATCTTCTGCTTAATGCAACCCATGCGGAAATTCCTGCTATGTTTAAAGGGCAAAAAATAATGCTTAATCCTGGTCAACTGATAACAGGCAGAAAGGTCATTTCTGACAAATTGCGTGTCACGGAATCGAAAGTGCAGCGTGTCTTAAAGTGTTACGAAAGTGAACGTCAGATTGAACAACAGACAGGCAATAAAAACCGCCTAATTACAATAAAAAACTGGAATATGTACCAATGTAGTGAACAACAGATTGAACGTCAAATGTACAACCAGCGAACAACAAATGAACAACAGATGAACACAAACAATAATGATAATAAAATAAATATATTATGTTCGCCTGGAGCCGAACCAGATAAGACGGGAGATAATAATTCCGACCTTGAACAACTGAAAACAGACTTTGAAAAGATTTATGCCATATATCCCAAAAAGAGGGGAAAAGCAAAAGCATTTGAATACTATTGTGCTTATGTGAAAAAGGGGCGGTGTATCAACAAAGTTCGTTATCGGCTGACTAACAAGCAAGTTTATTTGGCGGTTCGAGCCTATACCCATGAACGGGAGGAAGAGGGAACAGAGTTAGATTATTATAAAAATTTCGATACATTTATGTCAAAGGCCATTATTGATTATCTGCCGGGGGAGGGTGATTTATGATTGTTAATGCAGAGCAAGCGCTTATTGGTGCCTTGATGATGGAACCACGGGCAATCAAGGATTGTGGGAGCATTCGCCCTGATATGTTTGTTGATGCGCTGTTAGGGCGGCTATATCTGGAATTTTTGAGAGCGCATGATTTTGGATATCAGGCCAATCTTGTAACCCTTGCAGCAAATATTGCTGATGTTTCCCAATCTGAATTACTGAGCAAATTAAAAAAGTGCAGTGATTCAAGTGTGACAAGCACTGCGGCTGGGGAATATGCAGAAGTGATTAAAAACGCATATAAGGCCCGTACAGCCACGCAAATTATCAATGCTGTACAATTCCACCCCTCTGCCGTAGAAAAGCAAATAGGGGAGACTGTGAACGCTCTGGAGGCATTGCAAGAGGATGATAGACCAAAGGCAAAATGCTTAAGTGAGATTGTTGACGAAATGGCCCCAGGATGTTTCGTAGACAGGGAACGGGATTTTCTTTACACGGGATTCCCACGATTGGATGATTGTCTTGGAGGTCTGGAGGGTGGTGATATCATTGTCATTGGAGCGCGCCCGGCAGTTGGAAAATCTGCTTTTGTTACGCAAATACTGACCAATATGGGAATCCAGGGCAAGCGGGTGCTGCTGTATAATCTGGAAATGACAAATAAGCAGATGTATGAACGACTGGTGTCGCGGCAATCTGGTATTATGATGAACCGTATCCGGCAGGGCAAGGCTTTCTTGGGGGATGAAAAAGAACGGTTCCAAAAGGCCAATACGGAACTGAAAAGACTGGATGTGTGGATATCAAGCGGGGTTAAATCCGTGGGCGAGATACGCAGAGAATGCCAGCACATGGGGGCTGATTGCATCATCATTGATTATTTGCAGCTTATAAAGACAGAACGTCATTATGCTAACCGGGTGTCAGAAGTTGGCGATATTTCAAAGGCAATTAAATCATTAGCAATGGAGTTGAACCGGCCTATCATAGTCTTATCGCAGTTAAACAGGGCATCAGAGGGACGGCAGACAAAAGAACCCACTATGTCGGAACTGAGGGAATCAGGTGATATTGAGCAGGATGCATCAGTTGTTATGCTGCTTTGGAATCTTTCAGAAGAAAATGAAAGATACAAAGGGGTGAAGGTAGAGAAAAACCGACAAGGGAAAACAGCAAAATTTCAAATGGAATTTGTTGGTGAGGAAATGAGTTTCAAGGAAACAGAGGGTAAAGATTTTGATTTCAAGCCCGCAAAGGAGAAAACACCATTTGATTAACAGGGGGCAGATGTGGTAAAAAATTCAGAGGTACAACAGGAATTTGAAATGTTCGCAGACATTTGGAAGCTATTTAAACAGCGGCTTCCAGTAGGAAAACCAGATGATGATGAATACTGGGAGGAAACCGTAAATGCAGTTAAGTGTTTCTTGATAAAACATCCAGATTCATTCAGCAAGGATGTAATAATGGCGGCGTTGACAGAAATCGAAAGGAGGGGTAAGCGGTGAAGATAAGAACCCAGGATGCAAGGCAATACCTTGAATATGGTGAAATATATGCAGAATACAGCCACGATGGCAAAGGGGCAACGGTGTATGTCAGAAGCAGGTTTCATAATGGAGCATTGTTTGTGGGAGTCTATGAGGATATGGCGAGGGCTAAAGGTATTCTTTATGAGGTGGATTTAGCATATCAGACCGGGCAGAGGGTCTTTTATATGCCAGCAGAATAAAAATTACATAGCAGTATGATTGTATAGAGCCAGACGCTGAGACGCAGAGCCGTTTAAGGAAGGGCTTTATTTTTTTACTATAACACAAAGAAAGTGGGTGATAATGTGATTGTTATTGGAATAATGATTTTTGTGGTTATTTGTGAACTGGCGGCGATTTATGAAAAGATAGAGGGTAAAAACAATGAATAAAATAGAAATGGTTGAAACGTGTTTGAGCGGCTGTATGAAGATTCTGGGACAAACGCAAAATGATTTGCCGGGTGTTGCGGCAGGATGCATGGAGAAGGGAATGGAGTCAATATCCGGGTTCATGCAGAACACGGTGACGGAGGATAAAGAAAGATTAAAGAAAATGATAAGCGGAGGTTATGCAGATGGCGAATATTAATTTTGATGATGGATTTGAAACATTTACAATCAATGGGGATTCCAACCGGGTTATAAAGATAAATCCAAAGGATGGAAACATCCTAATCCGATTTGATGAAGCTATGCGGGACTTAAAAAACGAATCGGAACGACTTTCAAGTATCAAAGTTAAGGCAGATGGAAGTCCTGTAGAACAGGCAGGAATATCCCTGGAGGAAAGTACATCCAGACTTGGGGAGTTTAACCAGCTCATCAACGACAAGATGGATTATATATTTAATGCCGATGTAAGACAGGCTGCTTTTGGGAGACAGTCCCCGCTTTCCATTGTTGGCCCGGATAACCGATTTCTATTTGAGATATTTTTAGAGGCGGCATTAGAAGCAGTCCGCGAGAAGCTGGAGGCTGCAACAAAAGAAATGGAATCCCATGCAGGAAAGTATACAGGCCAGTACAAACAGGCAGCAGACAACGGGAGCAAGTACCCATTCCCTATAAAGTAGGTGTATATGAGTTCTGATGAAAAAATGATTGAAGCAATAAAGAAGATTTTGTCCAGGGGAAACACAGCAGAAATAAAAAAGCGGAAAAACGATGTGATTATCCTGGAAGTAGAAAAGAAAATTACATATCAAACGAATAGATAGAGTGGTATCTATTAAAGGCTAAATGGAGCCGGAAATTTTGCGATATATGCAAGGTTTCCGGCTTTTTCTGTCTCTTAGGAAGTGAGGAACCGGGACATTGAAAGCAGATGGAAATATTGTTATTGATACAAAAATCAATTCAGATGGAATGCAGCGTGGTATATCAGAAATTAAAGGCTCCTTGACAAAGCTGGGGGGCATAGTAAAAGGCATTGGGAAAACAATCATTGCCGCCTTTGCAATAAAGCAGATTGTCCAGTTCGGTAAGGAATGTTTGGAACTGGGGTCCGATTTGGCAGAGGTTCAAAACGTTGTAGATGTGACTTTTCCCAGCATGACAAAACAGGTGGATGAGTTTGCAAAGACGGCGGCGGATTCCTTTGGGCTTTCTGAGACGATGGCTAAAAAATATGTCGGTACATTCGGAGCAATGTCTAAATCCTTTGGCTATTCAGAAAGCGCGGCCTATGATATGGCTACAGCATTAACCGGGTTAACAGGTGATGTCGCAAGTTTCTATAATTTGTCGCAGGAAGAAGCATATACAAAATTGAAATCCGTGTTTACGGGGGAGACGGAATCGCTTAAGGAATTAGGCGTTGTCATGACACAAAGTGCATTAGACCAATATGCCCTTGCAAATGGTTTCGGAAAAACCACCAATAAAATGACGGAGCAGGAAAAGGTTGCCTTACGCCTACAATTTGTACAGAACCAGCTTTCAGCGGCAAGCGGTGATTTTGCCCGTACATCGGATTCATGGGCCAATCAGGTAAGGATTTTTCAGTTAAGGTTACAGTCTTTAAAGGCTACGATTGGACAAGGGCTTATAAACCTGTTCACGCCTATTATAAAGGCAATAAATGTATTCCTTGAACGGTTGTCAACAGCAACCACGGCATTTAAAAATTTTACAGAAACGGTAATGGGTAAGAAGTCTGTAAATAGCGGAGCTGCACAAGCGGCTGGTGAAATGGCAGAGGTACAGGCTGGATATGAGGGCGCGGCTGATGGTGCGGAGGACTTTGCAGATGGAGTAAAAGACGCGGGAAAACAGGTAAAGAAATCATTGGCACCCTTTGATAATTTGATACAGATTCAGCGTGATGCAGAGGAAGGTTCAGGAAATACAGGAGATAGCAATATAATGCCGCCGGGACTGTCCCCTGATGAACAGCAGACAGAATCACCGTTTTTAAATAATGTCATGGAAACCCTGGAGGCAATCAAACAAAGACTGATTGAGATAGGGGGAATCTTTCAATCGGGGTTCTGGCAAGGCCTGGGGGATTACAAGCCTGTCCTGGATTCAATAAAGACAAACATAGCAAGTATTGGCGATAGTCTGAAAGATATTTTTACGGACCAGGGCGTTATGTCGGCCTTTAATACCATGTTGGATACTATTTCCTACAACCTGGGAAGAACTGCCGGGGCGTTTGCCAGTGTTGGACTGACAATAGCTGATAATCTGACAGGGGGAATAGCATTATATCTTGAAAGTGCAAAAGACAGAATCAAGGGTTATCTGATAAGTATGTTTGATATCACATCAGAAATCAGTACCATAGGCGCTGATTTTGCGGTGGCGATAGCGGATATTTTTTCAGTGTTTAGAAGCGATACGGCAAAGCAAATCACGGCTGATATTATAGCAATCTATGCAGATATATTCATGGGAATTACTGAATTGTCGGCAAAGTTGTTCAGGGATGTGTTGGACACGATTCTTACCCCATTTGTAGAGAACAAAGATAAGATAAAAGAAGCTCTTACAAATACGATGGAGCCGATAAAAACCGTCCTTGATTCTATTTCACAGGGCATAACTGAGACATTCAAGAATTTAAACAAGATGTATGACGAGCATATTGCTCCGCTGTTTGAATCTATTAAGAATGGGCTGTCTGAAATCCTGGGGAATCTGCTGGATGGCTATAACAAGTACATTGCCCCAACCCTTCAAAAACTGGCAGATAAATTCTCAGAAGTATATGAAGGTACGATACAGCCGCTTATTAATAAAATCATTGAGCTGATAGGGAAAGTTGCAGATTTAATCAAGGTAATATGGGATGAATATTTAAAGCCTTTACTTAGTTGGATATCTTCCAACATACTGCCCGTTGTTGCCCCTATACTGGAGACAATAGGCACGTACCTGCTTAACCTGATTGACACGGCGGCATCTGTTTTGGATGGGCTGATAACGGCCTTTTCTGGAATTATAGATTTCCTGACAGGTGTATTTTCTGGAGATTGGGAAAAAGCATGGGAAGGTATCAAGGAAATATTTGGAGGCGTTATTGATGCCATAATGGGCCTTGTGGAAGGTCTGATAACGTCACTAGGCGATTTTATTAGTGGAGGGTTAGAAAGTATTGGCTCAATCATAGAAACGGCGCTAAATGGCCTTTTAGGGGCGGTAGAGGAAGCATGGAAGCGTATTTCCAGTACTGTCAAGGGATTATGGAATGCTTTAAAAGGAGATGCACAGAACATATTTGAAGGAATCGGACGGGCTATAGAATCAGTGTGGGATTCTGTAATGAATAAGACTACTGAAATATGGGACAGTATCGTGACGGTAATCAAGAATACGATAGCGAAGATTGTTTCAGGTATCGAGGGCATGGTAAATTCGGTGATATCCGGAATAAACAAAATTATCGAAGCAATCAATAGGGTAATGGATAAGGTGGGAATTGCAATCCCTACCATCCCTAATTTAAACCTATCAGGCAAAACCAGTTATCCTGCCTCTGCCTATGCAGCAGTCCCCTATAAAATGCCAATGCTTGCAACGGGAACAGTAGTACCACCGCGGGCAGGAATGTTTGCAGCTATCTTGGGAGATAACCCAAAGGAACCGGAAGTGGTATCCCCTTTATCAACTATGAAGCAAGCTCTTAAGGAAGCGTTGGCAGAAAGCAATATATCAAGCGGAAACCAGATTGCTAAAGCGGAGCTAATACTTGATGGTACAAGATTTGGTCAGCTTGTAGTCAAATTCGGAAACAACGAAAAGAATCGTGTGGGTGTAAGAATGGTTACGGAAGGAAGTATATAAAAAATCCCGCTGTCGTTTTTAAATGGGTGATGGCAGCGGGAAAGTCACATTGCTTTAATTATATCAGAAGGATGGTGTATAAGCAATGAGGACAAGGGACAAGAGCTTAAGCGATTACGGAATAGATTGCAGCCGGGCGGCTGAATTAATGGAACTTGCCAGACGGGAAGAAAATAAAGGCTTAATATGCAAGGCGGCTGATTTAAGTAATCCAGGACTTTCTACATTTATTATTGAATCTCTCACACAAAAAAGAGGGTATGACCGTATTTATATTAAATCGTATATTCCCGCTAAACGTGATGATTTTTACGCATACCGCAGGAAAGCATTAGCATTGTTTAGTCTACTTCTGGAAGGGAAAACGCCTATAATACCGAGGGACAGGAGGATACAGAGAAATTCACGCATAGCTAGTTAA